GTTGGCACTAAATTCTCTGCTGTTTTGTCGCGCAAAAGTTGCTCTCGCATCGGTAGCGGTGATTTTGCTTTAATTGCAGTACCATCTGCCGGTGAGTTTAGAAATTTAGAGGACTATATAAATTTTGACATTTATCCCAGCATAGGTTTTTCCATGGTGTGGAAGAATAAGCAAGGTTTATTGGAACGTTATCACGGTAAAGCCAGTCCTATGTGGTCGGCTAACAATGGCGTTGCAAATTTTCCTGGTGCAGAGTATACATTGGATAAACCAACATTTGATGGTATGTGTATGGCCACTATGATTTGTAGAGCGCGTTATCCACGCATTGCTGGTTTTCACCTAGGTGGTACCACTGGTCAGCCCTATGGTATTTGCGGTATACTTATGCGTTCTGAATATGACAATGCAATGAATACTTTGATGGGCAAACGAACTACGCTTCCTGTGGTAAGTGCTGCTCCAATTCCCACAAAGCAGATGGGACACGAATTTTATTTAGGAGAGGAACTGCACTATCGTAGTGAGGTGAATTTTCTTGAACCCGGTACTAATCTTACAGTGTTAGGTTCATGTGAAGGTCGAGCAGAGTATCATAGTAGCGTTGTATCAACTCCTATTGCTGCCACTGTTGCCAAAGTTTTTTCTTGCGATAAGCGTTGGGGTAAGCCCAAATTTCATAGATGGAGACCATGGCAAGCATCTTTAACACATGCTGCACGCCCCTGTGATGGTCTAAGTCCTTCCGTGTTGACTAAGGCATTGGAGTGTTATGAGGGAAGACTCATTGTTGATATCTTTTCTAAATTGTCCGCGTCTGCATTAGCAGCTATACATCCATTGGACAATATTGATAATGTATCTGGTATAGATGGTAAACGCTTTATAGATGCAATTGATCCAAATACTTCAATGGGTTATCCTGTTAACAAATCTAAACGTGAGTTTCTCATTGATGTGGAAGATCTAACCCATAATAGTCCCAAGAATTTCCCAGAGTGGATTTGGGATGAGGTTAGTAGGTGCGAGGAAGCATACTTGCGAGGGGAGCGAGCATACCCTATTTTTAAAGCTTGCCTTAAAGACGAGCCTACTTTGGTTACTAAAGACAAAGTCAGAGTCTTCCAAGCTGCTCCTATCCACTTGGGATTGTTAATTCGACGTTATTTCCTACCTATTGTAAGGGAATTGTCTATGTACCCATTAATTAGTGAGTGTGCTGTTGGCATAAACTGTCAAGGTCCCGAGTGGGACGAACTTACAGCTCATATAACACAACATGGTTCAGACCACATCATTGCTGGAGATTACAGCAAATATGACTTACGGCTTCCACCTGAAGTTACACATGGTGTGTTCCGTATATTGCTCAACATTGCCAAATATGTCGGATATTCTGATCGAAATCTAACCATAATGGCTGGTATAGCCACTGATGTTGTATACCCTGTTGTTGCCTACAATGGTACCTTATTGAAGCAACACGGGGGCAATCCTTCTGGACAGAATTTAACAGTGTATTTGAACTCGATGGCCAATTCAGTTCTCTGTAGGTATGGTTTCTATACTATCTACCCTGATGCTAGTAATAATTTTCACAAAGCTGTGGCTTTGACTACATACGGG